TGGTGAAAAGGTTACTGAACCAAACGCAATTCCTCCAAGAACAGCTAATGTTGGAATCGTATTACCAAATGATACATGTGTTGATTTTTCAAATATTAATATGCCTACGGGTACAACATATGACGGAAAACCATATGTTTCAATATCAGGTATTCCAATGACATACTTCCCAGATAACGATCAGCTTTGTGCTAGATGGTCTGCTTCTATTTGTGGAGTAAGCCTAACAGGTTGTTGCGATCCTGCTGTGCGTGGATTTTTACCCGGATACGCATTATGCTATGATGTTGTATTTTATATCAATTCTGATGCAGACGCTCCTTTATGTGAGAGCGAGCTTATAGCGGGCACTAACGGACAGGGAACACCAAGGCTTATTCAAACAACACATTGTGATAGATATTCTTGGGATGATGAAAATTGCGACAAAGTATTAACATTAAATCCATTCGAGTCAAGCGGCGTTGATGTAAACACTTGGAAAATATCAAACGAATGTATAGACATACAAAAAGAGCTTCCAGAGCAATCTGGTGTCTATTCAGACGGATCATATATCGGCGGATTTGGCCCGACACCAAGTGGACTTCAACCATTTTAGATCCGTAGGTATATAATACAATAGTGATTGATTAACAATTTAATATCCATTGTCAGGTGAATAATGAAATATCCAAAATCTTCAAATGATAACAATATAACAAACGTAGATTCAGATAGCAACCCCGCTTATGTTAGCTGGGATTCTGACGATGTAAATGAAAGATCAAGGGCTTTTGCGACATACGCTGACGCATTAGATACAGCTTCTCACTCTGTCGCAAATGTCCAAAGGGATTTTCAGGGTCTAACACCATATGCAGACGGTAGGCCGGGACTTCGTGCCTCCGACTTTGATTGGTTTAGGCCCGGACAAGCCGCTCCGGTTAAGCCCAAGGATATTATATCTTTTGCTAGATATGCATACCGAAGAATTGGATTGATCCACAACGCGATGGATCTTTACGGAGACTTTGCCGCACAGGGGATCAGACTGGTTCACCCTAATAAAAGAATCGAAAGATTTTACAATGATTGGTTTGAACAGGTTGAGGGTAAAAGAGTCTCAGAGCGTCTAGGACATCTTCTCTTTAGAGAAGCTAATGTCCCGATTAGATGGTATACCGCAAAAGTAAATAAAAGAAAAAGATTGGAAATGCAAAGGAGTATTGCCGCTGCGGACATTAGTGTTGATATTGATGCAATTACTTCTACTAAATCAGAGATACCTTGGCGTTATAATTTTATCGACCCAATTCTCGTAGATCCAGTTGGCGGTCCACTTGCTAATTTATCAAAGAATAAAATCCTAACCCTATCTGTTCCTTTAAAATTACAAAACGAAATCAAGAGGCTTCAGAATTCTTCCAACACAACAGAGAGTCAAGTAGCTCAACAAGTTCTGGATAAAATATCTCCAGATATCATAAAGGCAGTAAACGGTAACGGGAAAGTTATTTTGCCTCCTGATAAAACAGCTATTTACTACTATAAAAAAGACGATTGGCAATCTTGGGCCGATCCAATGACATACTCTGCGTTTGAATCGCTCAACCTTTATCAAAGACTCCAACTCACAGATAAGGCTGCACTTGATGGAGCCATGAATAAGATTCGTGTTTGGAAGATCGGTAATCTAGAACATAAACTAGCACCAACTCCTACCGCTTCATCTACTTTAGCAGATATGCTGGGAGCGAACGTAGGTGGTGGAACTATTGACATTGTATGGGGACCAGATATCGAATTGCTTGAAACTAGCAGTGATATTCAGTCCTATCTCGGTGAAGAAAAGTACAAGCCAACACTTATGGCTATTTACTCTGCTCTTGGTATTCCTCCAACTCTTACCGGAACATTTGGTTCTAGCGGAACCACAAATAACTTTATCGCTCTCAAGACATTGGTTGAAAGACTCAATTATGTTAGACAGATTATTATTAACTTCTGGAAAGAGCAAATAAAAATAGTTCAAAAAGCTATGGGTTTTCGTCAACCAGCTATCGTTGAGTTTGATATAATGTATTTAGAAGATCCTGCTGCTATGACCACTCTACTTCTTAATATGGCTGATAGAAATATTATTAGTGACGAATTCGTACAGAGACATGTTAAAGCAACCCCAGATATTGAGAATAGAAGGGTTAAAGCTGAGAATGTGTCAAAAGACGAAAAGGTAAGCCCATACCATCAAGCAGACCAAAATTACGGATTGAAGAAGATAGCTCTCCAAACCGGAGTAAGCTCACCTTCGGAAGTCGGCCTCGAACTTGAGGAAAAGAAAGAAGGCGAAGAGTCCTTGGTTGATATTAGGGAAAAAAAGAAAGAAAGCCCTAGTTCTCCTTCTGTAGATGTAGAGAAATCTGCACCAGAATTACCGGGAAGACCCAAAAATTCACAAGACTCTGGCCCAAGAAAGCCAAAGGTTTTTCAACCTAAAATAAAGGCATCTGCCGAATTATGGGCAAAAAAATCTCAGGAAAGAATATCAGAATTAGCAAATCCCGCTCTTCTAAAACATTACTCTAAGGCTTCGTTAAGAAACCTAACATCAGATGAGTTTAGAGACATAGAACGAGTAAAATTTGAAATTTTGTGTAATTTAGATATAGGACAAGCTATCGACAATAATTCGATTGCTCATGCTGCAAAAAACCCATTGCCACATATTCACTTAGAATTTGATTCATGGGTATCGGAAGCAGAAGAACAGCTTGGTAAATTAACCGTAGAGCAAATTCGTGATATGCGTGTGTCCTATTTCGTTTATTATAAATATGGGAACTAAACTATGAATGATATTAAAGTATATGAGAGTGAGCGTAAGCTAGGCTTAGAGGATCAGATTCGTTCCCAAGCGTCTGTTGCTTTTACCGCACCTGTCGTTAAGGCTGGAAATCAGGCAGCTAAGGCAAGTGCAGATTTGTCAGAAATAGCATCTGCCGCAGTCGAAGATCCAGATCTGTTTAATGTGTTCTCAATCCTTGTATCTACTTCATGGAATAGGAATGACGACATATTTAACAACGAAGAAGTGTGGGCAGCAAGAAAGACTCCTATTTTCAAGCCCACTAATCTTGAGCATGACGAGAAACAAATGGTCGGCAATATTGTTGATTGTTGGCCTGTGGACGAAGATTTCAAGTTAATCGCAGATGAGACAGATCCATCTGATTTGCCTGAAAGTTTCCACTTATTAGTTTCTTCTGTTATTTTTAGACAGTGGCAAGACAGAGACTTAAAAGAAAGAGCAGAGACTCTCATAGCAGAGATAGAGAACGGTGAAAAATATGTTAGCATGGAATGTATATTCCGTGGGTTTGATTACGGTGTAGTTGACCCAGATGGTAACAATCATGTAGTTGCTAGAAACGACGATACAGCATTTCTTTCTCAACATTTGAGATGTTATGGTGGTCAAGGACAATTCCAAGGCCACAAGATCGGAAGGATGCTTAAAAACATTACTTTTAGCGGAAAAGGCTTTGTTGCAAGACCTGCAAATCCAGAAAGTATTATCTTTGATAAGGATCACATTTTCTCGTTCGCATCGGCAAAAAACAGCAAAAGTCTATTTTTAGAAAATAATGGTGTAACAAATATAGAGAAGCAACTTTTATTTGAAGTTAATGCCTCAGATATGGAGAAAGATAAAATGTCTGATAACCAATTTCTAAACGATCAGATCAATGAGCTTAAAGAAGCTCTAGCATCTGTTCAGTCAGAAAATAAAACATTGAATGACAAACTTGCAGAAGCAAATGTTTCTGCGTTTGAAACAAAGATCACAGAGTTAGAATCGACTGTCGCAGAGTTTGAGTCTAAAACTGCTGAGATGACTTCTAAATTGGAAGAATCCGCCGCGAGCGTTGAGGCTTTGCAAACAGAGTTGGATGCTAAAACATCTGCTCTTGAAACAATCAAAGCTGACATGCACAAGATGGAAGAAGACAAGAAGAAGAAAGATCGTAAGGTCATGATGGTTAAAGCTGGTCTTTCCGAAGACGAAGCGGAAGCCAATCTTGAAGTCTTTGCAGACCTTTCAGACGATGCTTTTGCAGCCTTCTGTCAAACCGTTGCAGGTATGAAAGAAAAGGCAGGAAAAGAGTACGCAATGAAAGAAAAAGCTATGAAAGAGGCCAAAGCTGAAAATTGTGGCGATCATGGCAAAGATGAAGACAAGAAAAAGAAAGAAGCTAAAGCAGAAGAAGTAGAAGTTGAAGCTGAAGCGGCTGAAGAAGTCGAAGCAGAAGAAACCGAGGCTTCTGAGTTAGTTGAAAACGAAGCTGACGAAAGCACCGTTGCTTTTTCAAGCGAGACTGAAGATGAATTATCCACAGCTAGAGCTAGTCTCCAAGAGTGGGTAGAAAAAAGTATTCTTAACAAATAAGTGATTCTTAATTTTTATTAGGAGATAATAAAATGGCTCTAAAAGGTGATCGCGTAGAACATCTAACTGACATTGGCTTCTTTAAGAGCGATGCAGTTATCGAGCGTGGTTTGATCGTTGCACACTTGACTGGTGGTTCAGGTGCAGCTATGGACGATTCGCTCGCACAAGTAGATACAGTTGCAGGTACAGGCGACCTTGCTGCTGGTCTTATCCTAAATGACGTTGTTAATCTTGACTTGACTCGTCAACAATACAACGCACACAAAGATGAAGTACAACTTGGCGGTAAAGTCACTTTGCTTCGTCGTGGTACAGTTGTAACAGACCAAATTTCCGGTACTCCGGTTGTTGGTGAAGCTGTTCACTTCGATACTCAAGGTCGTTTGACTACTGCAAGCGAAAAAGCTGACAGTATGCAAGTCGGACGCTGGTTGGGCATCAAGGACAGCGATGGTTTCTGCAAAGTTGAAATTAACATCGTTTAATATTGGAGATAAAAATGAAATCTTTTGAATATAACTCGGAAATGGAATCCATTCTCAAGCAGAGTGGCTCCCAGAGAAAAGAAGAGTCTTTGGCTGCTGTTGCAGAACTAGCAAAGGCTCTAGAAACCCCTCTTCGTAAGGGCGTTATGAGCGGAGATATCCTCGAAGGTATCTACGAAGTTGTCAATCTTGCTCCCGGTGCTACTAGCGAATTCCCATTGGATTTCCTAGCTCCCGGAACTGAGAAGGATTTTGTGGCTTACACAATTCCTAATCACGGTCGTATTCCTGAGCGTCACGTAGAAGGCGATTACGTCATGGTTCCTACCTATGACATCGGTGCTTCTATCGACTGGCTCCTCAAGTACGCTAGAGACGCACGTTGGGACGTTGTTGGTCGTGCAATGGAAGTTATGTGTTCGCAGTTCACAAAGAAGATGAACGATGACGGATGGCACACATTGATCTCGGCTGGTGTTGACCGTAACATTCTTGTTTACGATCCAGACGCAGCAGCAAGCCAGTTCTCGAAGAGATTGGTTTCCTTGATGAAGATCACCATGCGTAGAAACGGTGGCGGAAACTCAAGCTCCATCAATCGTGGAAAATTGACAGATCTTTTCGTTAGCCCAGAAGCTATCGAAGATATCCGCAACTGGGGTGTTGACGAAGTTGACGACATCACTCGTCGTGAACTCATCACTCAAGAAGGTGGTTTGCTCACAAGAATCTTCCAAGTCAACTTGCACGATTTGGATGAACTTGGCGACGATCAAGAGTATGAGTTGTTCTATGAGAACGACCTCGGTGGATCGCTTCCAGCAGGCGACAGCGAAATCGTTGTTGGTCTTGACATGTCAAGCAACGACAGCTTCGTAATGCCAGTTCGTGCTGGTCTTCAGATCTTTGAAGACGATACACTTCATCGTCAGCGTAGAGCAGGTTTCTACGGCTGGGCAGAGCAAGGATTCGCAGTCCTTGATAACAGAAGAGTCCTTTTGGGATCATTCTAATCTGTTCCTATAATTGAAATTTGAGCCTGTGGTGGCACTCGCTGCCACGGGCTTTTTTTATGTATATAACGTGCTTGAGGGTGAAAAATGCCATTTAAACTTTTTGATAGGGTAAAGCAAAAGTCTACAACGGCTGGATCTGGCACAATTACTTTGAGTAGCAGTGTCGATGCTTTTGAAACATTTATTGATAGCTATGATGACGGTGACACATTATTTTATACAATTGAAAACCTGACTCAGTATGAAGTGGGACTAGGAACTTATAGCGGAAATACCTTATCTAGAGATGTAATTCTAAGAAGTACAGATGGCACTGATCCTGTTTTTCTTCCGGGTGATTCTAATACATTTGTTTTTGTAACTTATCCTGCTAGTGGAGCAGTTTATACTTCTGGGGATAGAATTGTTACTAATGTAGATGGTATAGATTTTAATCCTATAGCAAATGGATCTCAACCATCACATCAAGAAGGTCGTATTTTCTATGACTTGGATAATCACTCATTATCTGTTTATAATGACGAAGCAGAGGTTACATTACAGGTTGGTCAGGAAGAGTATTTAAGAGTTAGGAATAATACAACTGGAACTATTTTTAATGGTGAAGCGGTTCGTATCATAGGTTCTCAAGGAACTCAACCTACTATTGATAAAGCTATTGCTACAAATGATATAGATGCTCAAGCTATTGGTCTAGCAACTCATGACATTGAA